AGATTTTGTCGGCGGGAGAATATGAAGATATACAAATTCCTGAGTGGATGAAGAAGAAAGTTGATTATGCTGGTTTAGGTAATTTAGAATGGCTTGCTGATTTTCGTGAAGGAAAGGGTCCGAATATTTTAGTAGAGGATCAGTTAACTTTCACTGACACGGAGAAGTTTGCACAAGTATTGAGTCCGTCTGCTGATGCTTCTGTTGAGGAGAAGATTGCTTTTTATTTGGATACCGAGTCTCCTAGTGGGCAATATTCTGGGGGGTTTCGTTATGGTGATGCAGGAGAGGGTAACAGGTGGACAGCGCGGTTTAAGGATTTAAATCTTGAAGGTAATGTTTTTGGAGGTGGAGAAAGGTTTGGAGACAAAGGTTATCGTTTAGCAACAGAGTTTGAAAACCCCACTGGGGTTCCTGATGTTATTTACGATGATGACCCGGAAGATGCTTCACGAGGCATCTCCAGCATGGCAGATAGAGCGATTGAAGATAAGTGGATTCAATCAGGTGTTTCTTATATGCATCCTGCTCAACTGAGCGAATCAGCAGATATACAAGAAACCACATGGCAGCATGAGGCATTGCATGGTGTTTTTAATGAGTTAAGGAATAGTTTTAGACTTGATCCTTGGTTTGCAAAGTTGCTTGAATCCGAATCAATCCCATCACAATCTGGAAGAAATTATGGATTTGAGGAAATGGTTAATCAATTGGTTGACGCGAAAAGGAATGGCAGTTCATCTGGATTACATTCCATACTGGATATTCCTCAAAATGTTATAGATGCATATCACGATCATCAAGATGGAAGGATTGACGAAGAAGAGTTAAGGGAGGTTTTAAAAACAACGATATCTTACTTTACGATGGAGGCGATGTTGAGTTTAGCTTCCAGTCATAATGAATATATGAGTGAGGGTTATCTAAGACAGATTGAACTTCTGTCTGCGAAATTTTCTAAGACTTTAGAAGATATGTCTATCCCTGAATTGTATAAGGCAGTTGTTGTGAATTTAGATGAGCAGAAGATAATTGAATGGATGCCTGACAGCCCGGAGATGAGGAAGAATTTAACTTTCCCACTTGGTCGATGGCTGACGGCGGTTGATGAGGTTAAAGACATTGCAGACCCATCAAAAAATATAAAAAGATTGTCGTTTACTGAGGAAGATTTGAACCGAGATGATTTGAGTTTTCGACCAAGAGAAACGCGACCAGCATTCATAAAGTATAAAAACAAAAAAATAGCAGAACTATTTGAAGACCCAACCGGAGAGGTTGCAAATGAATTTTATGCCCCAAGAGGAGGTTTAATTAACCAATGAGCGTTTTTGATTTTGATCATTTAGCAAGAGGGAAGTTTACCTATTTCAGTCATATGAGTGTTGCGTTTAAGTTAGGATGTATCTTGTTTGTGCTGTCTTTGGTATCTTTATTCCATGCGGTCTTTCCATTTTTGTTTTCAAATTTTGTTTCCTTTAAATTGGATTACTTGAATAAAGTGATTGACGACAGGATGCAGTAATGGCTTTAAACGAAGCAATGGACCCTATGGGGTTAGGCGGTGTTGGTGGTGGATTTTTTGGTGGTGACGTTGCTGGCTCTGGGGGTAGTACACTAACTGGTTTAGGTGTTAAAGATGGGGTGGAAACCACACCAAAGCAAGAGCAGGACTATTGGGATTCCATTAGATCCGTTGTGGAAAACACACCTACTCAGCCATTAAGTTTTTGGGCTGCTAATTTTAATTTTCACCAAATAGGAAAAAGCAGATTAGCGGCTAAGGGATTAAAAACCAATCCGCTTGGTGTCTTTAATAAAAAGGATGTTCTCGCTTTCTTCAAAGATGAGGATCAGGCGGGAAAAAACCTAATCAACATCCTTACCGAGATAATGGATGATGAGGATGCGAAAAATTTAACGCCAGAGCAAAAAGGAATTGTTATTGATTCATTTGTTACGGCATTAGCAAAAGAATGGAGCGGTATAACATGGGGCTGGCCCCTTAATATTAAGATTGATGATAAAATCAATAACTCTCTGAAAAAGGCTATAGAAGGACCAAAGGGGTATAAAGCTACGCATAATATTCCTTCCCTTCATTTAACCCCTCAAGAAGAATGGGGCGTTGTCTACGATGATGAAGACCCAGAATCGCCAAAAGCTCTAAAAGCTTTCAATGTTTATGAAGGTTATAGGGAAGATGAAAAAGACGTTGAGGACGAAGACACAAACGCCAAGATTAATAATTATCTAGGCAAGAAAACTGATATAGGCACTGTGATTGATGCTAGACAAAATAAAGGTAGATTTTCTGGTAACATTCATAATGTTGGCTATAAAGGTCCAGTTAAAGGAATTACCACCCCTCTAGGTCAGGGGCAGACGTTTACACAAGTTCAAGCAAATATTCCTACCAGCAATTGGTCAGCGGCTCAACACGCTAAGGCTGGCCCTTTCGCAGGAATGATTGGTGTGAAAGGACAAGGGCTTAATCCTAGTAGTCTCGCCCCTGTTGCTGATGTCTCTTTTAATCCCAGTACAAGTTGGGGTAATTTTAACACCAATGCGGGGCTTCATGGAACGGCTGGGTACAACAGCCAAACCGGGGCTTACGGTAATATAGGTGCTACTGCGACGGGCAATTTATTTGGTGGCACATACGGGGCGAAGATAGGATATGACACAAATACCGGCCCAACTGCTGCCTTAAACTTAAACTACAATTGGTGAGGATAATATAATGCCACAAGGACCGGGGACGTATGGAAAGCAGCGAGGAAGACCACCCAAGAAGAAAGGAGGTAAAAAGAAGTGACAACTAAGAAAGTAAAAGCAAAGAAGGATAAGAATCCATTCTCCCCAAGAGAGAGAGGCGGAACTGCTAGTAATGCTCCACGATCAGTAAAGGTATCTGACGCTAAAGAGCGCGGCAAGAAGAAGAAAGGAAAGAAGAAATGACACTTAGGAGAAAATCTAAAGTCCCTTCTTCTCCTCTAAAAGAGAAAGGTAAGGGCGCGAAGAAAGCCCCGAAGCCTGTAAAAAGAACTAGGAATTTATGAAACTCATCCTCTTTGCTTTATGGGCTGCTCTCGTATTTTCTCCTGCCGCCAAAGCAGAGAAGGAAGCTATATTCAGAAGTGTTGTATCCATTCAAGTCTTATGCACTTCAGGTGGTCCGGCAGTACTTATGGAGAAACTTCTTGATAGCTACAATGAAAAGCCTGTTCACGCTATGGATATCAGTACACGTAGTGGTTTAAAAATACAGATGTATATCACAGAGAACAGAAACAATCCCAGCAGTACAGTTCTAATGCACAACCATAGTATAGATAAAACCTGTATTTTCTGGTCTGCTCATGACTACATGAGGACGATAGAAACAGAAAGTCTGCCAGCTAAAATACCAAAGGGAAAATTAGGTGCCTGAAGAACGAAGGGCTTCAGTAATTTCAGGCGCATCTAGCCCATCACCTAATGGATGGCATGTGTCCAAGAGTATATCTGTTTGGCACATCATTGGGACGCTTATGATTGCAGTAGGGTTCTTCGCCTACCTTTCCAATATAGAAAAAGAGACAGTGGTAAATCATATGGACATAAGAAGTTTGTCTGACCGTATGGATAGGTCTGATGCTAGAAACTCTGAGCAATTTGGAGAGATAAAGGATATGCTTAAATCCTTATCAGTGAAAATAGATAATTTATCATTGCGGAGAGAAAGGTAATGACGATGACTTGGGGTAAGATGAAGGTTGGCCCGGAAAAGAAGCAAGAAGATTCACCTGTAGTATCACATAAAACAAAAAAGAAAATGAAAGCCAGAGTAGGGAAAAAACAGGTCTAGCATGGATGATCATCACTCAGAAAGCGGAAAAAAAAATAAAAGAGCTTCTCAACAAAGAGGAATATCTAAGGGTCAAAATAGCCGGAGGAGGGTGTTCTGGTTATCGGATAGGGCTAGAAAAAGAGATGAACAGAGAAGTAGACGACGTTATGATGATGGACAAAATATTGTGCGATCCCATCTCGGGGGAGCTTTTAACTAAAGCAACTTTGGACTGGAATAATGACGCATTTACACCAACCTTTCACTGGGATATACCAAATACTAGGTCATGCGGTTGTGGCAACTCTTTCACACTTGAGGAAACTTAATGGAATCATTAAAAAGTTGGGCAAAAGAAAATCCTGTGATAGCAATAGCGGCAGTTCTAATCGTCGCTACTATTGTCTACTCGCTGTTCTTTGGATAGGAGGATGCGCCAGTCTAAAGAAAGCGGCCCTCATAGGGGGCGGCTCACTCGGAGCGGGTGCGATTGCCTCGATTGCGACATCGGGGACTGCTCCTGTGTTACTGGCCTCAGTGGCCGGTGCATCTGTGACCAGTGTGGTTGCGGACGTGATGGCATCGAATACACCTTCGCTAAAGGGGGCGGACATGACTAGTTGTGCGCCTGATAACTTTTTTACATTGCTTGGTGATTTGGTAAGTATGGGGGGTTGGTTTTTGATCCTGCTGTTCGTGGTTCCCATGTTGCTTGGCTGGATTTTACCCGGACCCCTTACGAGGAAGAAGAAGGAATAATGGCTAGAGACTATCGTAAAGAATACGATAATTATCACTCAAGCCCCAAGCAAAGGGCAAACAGATCATCTCGTGTTTTAGCTAGAAGGAAATTAGCTAAGACCGGGGCAGTTCGCAGAGGGGACGGAAAAGATGTTCACCATAAGGATGGTAATCCTAAAAACAACTCAAGGAGCAATCTTTCCGTTGCCTCTCGTAAAACAAATCGGGGCGTAAGCCCCGGAAGACCGAGGATTAGAAGTGGCAGGAAAAAGTAAATTTAATGACGTATGGACGGTGATAGCACGACGTAGATTGCAAGCCCTTTTTGATAATGGCGGATCATTAGCAGAAGCCTCAAGAGAGATGGGGGTTAGTAGATCAACCTTTAATAGATGGATGAAAGGAACGGATGTTATTAAAAATGACTTCAGGGAGGTGATCAATCTTGGTAAAGAGGCATCTGAGGCATGGTGGATTAGACAAGGGAGAGAGAATTTAGAAACAAGAGGATTTAATTCAAATCTTTGGTTGCTAAATATGGTTAATCGTTTTGGATGGAATTCCAATAGAAAAGAAGAGAAGAAGGAAATTGAACATACAGGCACAATTGAAGTTAAGAAGAGCGTCGATATTGATGCGATTATGGAGAAGGCAATTGGGAAGGGAATTGAAAAGATTGCAAAAAGCATTCATTAGGAGATTTAATTATGGACCCTAAAGTATTTGGACAAATGGCTGCTGATATATTGGAGCAATCTATAGGGACGACAGAAGGTCTATCTTTTCCTTCCGTTCCTGAGATGCCAATGGAACCTTCCGCCCCACCTCCAGTTAATGCTATGCCAATGCCTACCCCTCAGATGGAACCAGAGTTAGAACCATTGCCATTGCAAGAGACGCCCCCTAATCCTGCTCTTTATGAGCAACCCCCTGTTGACTATATGCAGCAGCAACAACCACCTGCTTTTATGACACTCGATGAGACGATACAAACACCTCAATACGCTGAGAACATTAGCGAAGAAATGGGTCCGTTAAGGCGGCCTCCTCAATTTAATCCAAATAAACCTATATATTAAAATGCCAATCCAAAGAACAACTTTGAAGGGGGGTAAAAAAGGATGGAAGTGGGGCGATAAAGGAAAAGGTTACCCAACCAAGAAGCAAGCGCAAGCACAACAAAGAGCAGCCTATGCTTCTGGATACAAGAAAAAAGTAGGTTAGCGGCGTGTTGCCTATTATAGCAAAAAGCGTTTACAAAGAGAATAATAATTCAAACGCTGCAATCAAGTTTGCTGAATGGGCAGCCGCCGCACCTTTTGATCAGGTCATTGAGGCATATGCTGACTGTCATCGTGACCCTAATATTGATGATATTTTTATTCGCACTTTGGGTCAACTTGATCGGTATTACCTTGGTGTGTTTTTGTGTAATCGTCATGATATGTTGCATCCGTGGATATATGAGCGATGCAGAGAAGTAGAAGCGCATAGAGATAGTCATCTGGACTTATGGGCCAGATTCCATTACAAAAGTTCAATCATTACGTTCTTGGGAACTATTCAGGAAGTCTTATGCAATCCTGACATTACTATTGGTTTGCTATCTTACTCTGCCAGACAAGCAAAACCATTTTTGAGACAGATAATGCAGGAGTTTGACAGCAATGAGAAACTCAAAAAACTGTACTCAGACATACTTTGGGAAAAACCTCGCCTTCATGCCCCTAAATGGGCCGAGAATGAAGGAATTTGCGTTAAACGCATGGCTAACCCTAAAGAGCAAACCATTGAGGCTCATGGTCTTGTTGATGGTCAGCCTACTGGACGACATTTTGATCTTATTATTTATGATGATGTGGTAGTTCAGGATGCGGTTACAACCCCAGAACAGATAAAAAAGACAACAACATCGTGGGAGCTTTCTCTTAATCTGGGTTCAACGCATTCTCCAAGATATCAGTATGCTGGAACGAGATATTCATATGGTGATACATATGCAACAATACTCCAGAGGGCGGCTGTAAAGCCAAGAATACATCCTGCCACAGACAATGGTCAGATGGATGGTAATCCTATTTTTCTTGAGAAGAAGAGATGGGAAGAGATAAAGAAAACAACGTCTACTTATATTGTTGCTTGTCAGCAATTATTGAATCCGATTATAGGTTCTGATGTTTCGTTCAAGGACGAGTGGTGGAGGGAGTGGGAGATTCGTCCTTACACCATGAATGTTTATATTATGTGTGATCCAGCTCACTCGCGCAAGAAGGCTTCTAATCGGACGGCTGTTGCAGTAGTTGGGGTTGATGCTAATTATAATAAGTATTTGCTTGATGGGGTTTGTCATCGTTTAAGTTTATCTGAGCGATGGAACTTTATAAAACAAATAAGGAAAAAATGGAAATCAGCTCCCGGCATCAGAGAAGTAAAGATCGGGTATGAACGATACGGGGCGCAATCAGATATTGAACACTTTAAGGAAATGATGAGAATTGATGGAAGTTCATTTCCGGTCTATGAGTTAAATTGGACTGGCGGAGGAAGTTCTCAGTCTAAGGTAGATCGTATACAAAGACTTGAGCCGGACTTAAAAGATGGTTCTTTTTTCTTTCCTTATAGAACTGATGAGAAAAAATTAACTTCCCATCAAAAAGATATAAAAGAAAGAAAACAGTCTTTTCTTATTTCAAAAAAGATAATGAGAAAAGATGAAGAGGGTCATATGTATGATTTGGTGGATTGGGTGAAGAGGAATGAATATGATTTGTTTCCTACTATACATCCTGATTTCCTAGATGCACTTTCTAGAATTTATGATATGGACCCTATTCCACCAAGGTTCAGACAACGTGGTTCTTTAGAGCCAGCGGCTGAGGCAACTTACTGATGGCAAGAAAATTTAGAATAGGTGGGCGTAGAACATATCCTCCTCGTCGTGTCGCGTACATAATGACTGATGGAAGAAAGTTTTATGAAAAACAACCTCGTAAATTTCCTTATGGGATTTTACCTTATGTCCAGAATTTTTATTGGAATGTCGGTTATTGCGAGAATGATTAACAGGGATATTTTTCAATGGCTACTTTAACTCTCAGGAGCGCAAAAGGTTCTCCATTAACATTTAATGAAATGGATGATAACCTAACAAATTTAAATACTAAACAGGAGTTGATTGATACCTATGCCACCGGTGCCTCGATGGATAGGACAACTGATTTTATTGTTTACTGGGATACAGGAACAAGCACTACAAAGAAAATATCTCCAAACGATAGTGTGTTCTTTCAAAGAACGATTGTTATGAAGTGTATTCCAGATGATATTCCAACTTACACTGGGGATGGAATTACTAGGACGGTTGTTCCTAATGCGCTTAATTTATTAAACTTATTTGCGATTAACGCTCATATATTCACTGTGGGTTCTGGGGTTACGAAAGTTACCGTGCAATTACATAATGAAACTTCAGGCTTGGATGTTTTAACGACGCCTGTTACAATTGATGTGGGAGAGTCAGATTCTATAACCGCAGCCGTACCACCTGTTATTAATTCTTCTGGAACAACCAATAGGGTTTCGGAAGGTGATGTTTTAAGGATTGATGTGGATGCGGTGTCGACTGGCGCTAAGGGTCTTGAAGTTAGGATGACTTATAAAGGATGATACAAAGTAAAATAGAATCTTATCCACCCACTGTTGTTGTTGAACCTAAAATTGTTCCTATTCCTGAGATTATCGCTGGAGTCAATCATGAGCCAGAGTTTACGAGAGGCAATATAAGGAATAATATTGAACTGGGTGTTGAACAAATAGTTCCTTATGAAACCCAATGGGATGCGGTAGTTGCTATTGCTGGTGGTGGTGTTTCTTTGGGGGATCAATTTGAGTTATTGTGGAAGAAGTATAAAAGCGGGATGCCTGTAATAACCGTTAATGGCTCTTACAAGTATTGTATGGATCAAGGGTTGCGCCCAGCAGGAATGGTGATGTTAGATCCTAGAGAATTTAATAATAGGTTTGTTGATCCAATTCATGATGATTGCAAATATTTTATTGCTTCTCAATGTGATCCGTCGGTGTTTGAGAAACTTAAAGGGAAAAATGTTTATATGTGGCATTGTAATAGTTCCGAAGAGGAAACAGTGTCAATTTTAAATAAGAAGTATGGAGAAGCGCACAAGGATTATTTTCCTATTCTTGGTGGTTCTACGGTCATGCTTCGGTCAATTCATTTGTTAAGAATGTTGGGTTTTCCAAAGTTTGAAATTTTTGGATTTGACAGTTGTATTATGGGGGAACATCATGCTTATGATCAACCTGAGAATGATGATGAAGAGGTTATTACTTTGGTAGTTGGAGACAAGAGTTTTCAATGCACGATAGCCCAATATCATCAAGCAAAGGAGTTCGTTGAAATGGTTTCAGTAACTGGAGCGCATTATGAGATGATTGTTCATGGTGGCGGATTAATTGCTTACTTAATAGAAAATCCAGAAATTTTTAACGGGGAGGTAAAGTGATATGGCGGCGAGTGCATGGAGTTTTTATAACAGTTTTAGAGAATATGTTGGGAAGGCGGAGTACGATATAGTTGCTGATGTGTTTAAGATGGCTATATTTACGAATTCAACTACAACCGTAACAACTAAAACTTTAAGTACCTATGCTTCATTAAATGGTGAAGTAGCTAATGGTAATGGGTATCTTACTGGCGGGAAAAATATGGCTAGTAAGACTTGGGCTTCAGTTGCAACTGATAAATATCGGTTTGGTGCTGCTAATTTAATATGGACTGCAAGTGGTGGTACTATTTCCAATATACAGTATGCTGTTTTATATAAAAACAGTGGAAAACTTATCGCTTATTCTCAGTTAACTACGACGGCATTTAATTTAGCTACTGATAATACATTAACAATTGCGCCAAGCGCTAATGGCATATTTGAATTGTCATAAGGAGGAATCATGGCATTAGAATCTGCC